TGGTAAGACTTGGTATAGTCATACACTACCTTCAAAGAGCCGAACACTCTCCACCGCAGGCTATCATTCGCCGGGTAGAAAATCGGCTTGTGCTTTCCGTCCCGCTTCAGGAGCAGGATCATCTTCTGGTCGACCTTGATGCCGTGGCTCTCCAGTGCCTTGGCATAGGCTTCGAGCTGAACACCGCAGGTCATATCGCTTACCGAATAGGTCGTCTTAAAGTCGATCAGGGTGAGCTTGTCTTCGATGTAACACAGCAGGTCAATGGTTCCGCCGTACCGCAGGAGCTTATGGTAAATCCGGATTTCGGAGCCGATCACCACCGGCTGAACTTCCGTCCACCAAGCCATAAACGCATCGAAGTACGCCTGATGCTCCGGGCATACATCCTCGATGCCAAACTTGATAAAATTCTCGATCGTGTTGTGGACAGATGTGCCTTTATTGGCTGCCCTTTGCAGAGTCCGTTCGCTGATGCCTGCGTAATTCGCATCTTTCAGCGGCTCCATTATCCGGGACACACTCGGGATGTCTGCCCCATCCAACCGGTAGATATGGCTTGCATCATCGAATGTCAATTCCGGGAGCTCAGGTGCAACCAGCACCTTAGTCGTCGCATCCATCTTCGTAGTCCTCCTCACTGGCTTTGCACCAATCTCCGCCCAAAAGCGGGATCAAAACGCTGTACGGCATATCGTCGATACAGCTCTCGCAGTAACAAACACCGTCGATCTTTGCGTACTCATCACCGGGCAAAATCCCTTCTCCGCACTTGTGGCAAGTCTCCACAGGCTTCGGATCAGGTGCATTAGGACACCTGGGGTGACAGGGCGTCTGCAAACATTCGCTGCACATAGTTGGCTGCTCCTTTCAGGTTGATCTCAAGACGAGCGTAGTAATCGGTCAGCTCGTTCTGGAACAGGATCGGCAGATACTCGATCGGCTTCCTGATGTAGTCGAGCTTCCGGTAGGAATGACCCAACACCTCCAGCCAGACGCCTTCCGGGATCTTTCTTCCCAGTTGTTCCTCTGCCGCATAGATGGCTTCAACGATCTTTTCTGTCATATACGCTCCTCCTCAGGTTTCATACGGGCTTTCCAGGCTCCAGTCCCAGTAATGCCCGTCGTGCTTGTATTCCTTCCGGAAATGGTTGTGCTTGCCGTCCCCGTGGAAGAACAGGTAGTCGGCAGGCAGGACACGGCCTACATCTGTTTCTCCGTGCTGTTCTGCGTTCCATCTATCCAGTACATCTCTGGCAAGCCAAATCAAATGCTCATCCTCCGGATTTCTGGAGGAGTAGCCGGCGAAAGCTCCGCTCTGCTTGACGATTGCTTCTATGGTCTTGCAGTTCCGGTAGTACGGGTCGTTACAATCGAAGCGGTTCAGTACACACCACATTGTCGCCGCCATCTCGGTGTCTGACTTGGTGACGAGTGCTTCGCCCCAGGCCATCTTTGCCAAGGCAATTACATCCGCTTCGGTGTAGAGCTTCTCATACTCGACAACTACGGGGTCTGTCACCTCCGGTTCGATGTCTTCCGTCTGCACCTGGTCGTATGTAATCTTGTGGACAAGAGGTACAAGCCCGCTGTCTGTGTCAACCGGTTCGGTCTGCTTGAACGGTACTTCGGTGGCTTCGGGGATTGTCGTTTCTCCTCCGGTAGATCCCGCCGTTGCGGGGAACATCAGGAAGATCAGGACCACCGCTGTCAGCAGCAGTGCCATCCTCATAATCCGTGCGGTCCGTGCTCTACGAATGGATTTTCTGTTCATTACGCTTTCTCCTTTTCGGTGTTATATCAGCACAGAACGGAGAAATGTCGACAGCTCCCATTCGCTCTATGGCTTTCTCAAGCTCTGCCACAGAACCGATCCCATATTCGCTTTTCAAGATCTCTGCGAGTTCGGACCGTTTGCTCACCGTCTTAACCTCCATTCAGCACCTTTTGACTTACAGTTTGCAGTTCGCTCAGTGCCCTTGCCAATTCGTTCAGGTACTCCATTACTTCCTTGAGATCAGGCTTCTCCTCGTCGCTGATTACGCCATCTTCTGCAATGTCAAGGAGCTTGTCCTTAATATCGTTCAGCTGGCTGACCTTCAGGTTCTTCAATAACCGAACGGTCACTCGATCAATGTCGAGGTCCTCATCCGATAACGGCCTGCGGCACCCGATCGGGCACTCGTTCAGGCAGTAGTGGTTCAGCAGGTGCGGTGCGTTATAGGCATCTGCCATAAGCACCGCCTTATCCACCGGCATAAACTTGGTCAACCCAAGTTCTGCGTCCGCCACAGACGGAGCGGACATCCCCAGCCGCTCAGCGGCTCCTTCTCGGCTGCTTAGCCTGTCGTCATATTTTGCAGCGTTAATTCTGGCTTCGTACCACGGATTACCTGCCGCTTTCTTAGCATCTCGTCCCATTTTCATTTCCTCCTGATTGGTTTACAATTACCATAGTCAAAGCGACAAGCAACCGATTGGCAACCTATCCGCAAAACAACTGGCAGTTACCACAGCGGTTACTATGCGTTACCGATTGGTAATTTGCCATCAAAAAGAAAATCGTTCATCTGCCCCGGTGTCAATTCCAGGATACGAGCGACTGCGATCTTCTCGTCTTCGGTGAACCTAACTTCGCCACTCTCTTTCTTCCGGTACGAGTGGTAATTCATTTCAAGCTGGTCCGCCATAAACTGCTGCGTATATCCAAGCCTTGCTCGGGCTCCTTTGATTTCGCGTGGTTTCATTGAGTTCACCCCTTTCGTTTCGTGGTTGGTATTACCATCGTGTATATCTTAACTTACCAGTCGGTAAATGTCAATAAGTTTTTTACCGATTTCGGTAATTTTTGTTGCAAAAGTGGCAAAAAACTTATACAATGGTATCTAAACCATATAACAACGGTAAAGGAGTACAGACTATGGATTATTCAGCATTTCAGGAACGGCTCAAGGCTCTTATGGACAGCCGAGGCTATGGCATCAAGGCACTGGCGGACAAAATGAACATCACCTCCGCTACCCTCTCTCGGTATCTTTCCGGAAACAGATCTCCCGATCTGCCCTATGTAGTCAAGCTGGCTGAGTTCTTCGGGGTTTCTATCGACTGGATCCTCGGCATCAATGACGACCGCTATGAAACATTGCCTCAGGAGATCCGTGAGGTATCCCAACTCTACTACTTAGCGACCGAGGACGACCGCAAGGTGGTTCAGGCCGTTCTGAATAAATACAAATCCAAGGAGTGATCCAAATGCTGTACGAAGGCAACAAAGCATACTACCCCCTGTTCCCCATTGGAGAGGACATTCAAGTCGGCCCCAACGAGAACGACACCGTCGGCTGCATCTGTGTATCGCCATCCGGTCGAGTTGCCATCGTAGAGCAAGATCCCGCCATTACCGGTGAGCCCGAGGAACAATTCCTCGCCCGTGTCACCCGCTGCTCCGATTACCTCCGCAACTTCGGCTGGGAGGCATTGAACGGGATGGCAGAGGAATACTACTACCGCACAGAAGGTCAGGCTTTCCGCCTCATCGACCTTATGGCTCGTGCCGGCTGTCTGCAGTTCGCAGATGAAGGGCTGTTCTCTATCAGGCTGGATCGTGGCCTTAGTACAGAGCAGCATCTCGTGGTCGTATCCACAACTGATAGTAAAGCCAGACAGAAGGATTTCACCTGTGGAAAGTTCGCCGACTCGCATCTGTACTTCTCCTTCATTGACGGCGACTTACCATTCCTTCAAAAGTAAAATCAGGGGTATCGCCTCTGCGATGCCCCTTTTCTTTATGGTGCGGTATGATTACGGTTACGGTTAGGTTACGGTTACGGTTAAGGCAGGAAAATCCACGGATTGTCCGGTGGAATTTCCGTGGAATATCCTATCAAAAGCAAGGAGGCACTACCATTGAGCGTACTTGAGAAATTACGGGCACTCAAGGTTGCCATTTACATTCGTGTTTCAACCCACTGGCAGGTGGACAAAGACTCCCTTCAGGTACAGAAGCGGGAGCTGATCGCCTACGCACAGATGGTTCTTGGTATCCAGGACTATTTCGTATTCGAGGACGCAGGCTACTCTGCAAAGAACACCGATCGCCCGGACTATCAGGAGATGATGGAGCGATTGCGTTCCGGTGAGTTCTCACACCTGCTGGTCTGGAAGATCGACCGTATCAGCAGAAACCTTCTCGACTTTGCCGGTATGTACGAGGAGCTCAAGCGTCTCGGCGTTACCTTCGTTTCAAAGAACGAGCAGCTGGACACCAGCACAGCGATCGGCGAGGCAATGCAGAAGATCATCCTCGTTTTTGCGGAGCTGGAGCGGAAGATGAC